GTTTAAAGATAAAGTTAAAAAGACAGTAAAGAAAATATTTAAGAAAAAATAATTGAAAGGAGGATTTTATGAGTTCTAAAAAGAAAAAGTTTGAACAACAAATTCAACAAAACAAGATAAATAGAGTTACTAATAAAAACGCAAAGTACAATAAAAAAATGTCCAAATCAGATGAGAACTACATAAAAGGTAACTATACTAAATCAGTTAATCAAACAGTTTATGGTGTTAAGAAAAACTTAGCAGAAGGTCAAAAAGTACACGGTTATGGTGATGATTATATAGATACTAAGGGGATGAAAAGAAGTAGATATGTAAAGAAACAAAACGGTGAAAACCCATATGAAGCAAAATATGCCTACCAAACAGGAAAGCCTAAATACGTAAAAGGTGGTACAAAAGCAGACGGAACTAAATATGATGGGTTTTACAGTAATAAAAGACTTCTTAAAGACTATGAAAAAGAGAGTTATAAAAACACAGGTACACTAAACAATAAAGAATATATGCCTAAACAAAAGTACGCATTGATGAGTTCTCACAAATGGGATAATGCAGAAAAGTTTAGCGACCATTTAAACACTAAAGTTTGGGACGGTATTGAAACTGCCAAAGCAAATCAACGTAAAGGAAAACACATAAGTAATGCTTTGGAATATGTAAAAGGTGGAGCAAAAGACGTTATACTTGACCCTGCTATGGATTTTATGAAAAGTATAGGTGCGATTGGAAGTTACGGTCTTGCAGGTATTGCAGGTGTAGCAGAAGATAGTGGTAATTTAGCCAAAGCGGTAGCAGACCCTAAACGTGATTATAAATATTATAGTCAAGGTAGAAATAACCTTAAAGAAAATTTAAAGGCGAATAAAGAGGAGCTTGATAAAACAGGTTTTGGTAAATATATGGGGTCGTTTCTTAGTGAAGCTAAAACACGTGCGGATGAAGGTCAAATAAGATTTTTAGAGGACACTGGTAGACATAGCGATGCTATAGAATATAAAAAACAAATCGAAGAGAATAAAAAAAGAGATACTAACTTACTTAACGTAACAGGTTTTGTTATGGATTTACTTGCACCTACTATTGTTGAAGATAAAGTTGTTGATGTGGTAAAAGGACTTGGTAAAAATACTGCCAAATCGTTTAAAGAACTTAAAAACGGTACTGCAAACTTAGCAACAGGTATCGTACCAGAAGAAACTGCTAAACTTATGGCTAACTCTAAGAAGTACGCAGGTAAAGGTAATAAAGTAACAGGAGCTTCTGATGATGTGTTTTACTCTGGTAAAAAAGGTAAAACTGCTACTGATAAATTATTAGATAATCAATTTGAAAAGACAATGGATAATGTTAAAGACGTTGTTAAGAAAAACCCTAACACATCTAATCTAGGTAAGTTCCTTGATACACTTGATAATAAACCACTTAAAGGAACTCAACGTAGCATAGACGGTAGAACACTTAATAAAAAATATACTCAAACTAAAGACGGTTATATACCTAATCTAATGAATAGTGTTGATGAGGTAGATAATATTGTAAAAGGTAAGGCAAATGGACAATACTCTATGTTTGGTAAAGACGGAAGTATGAACGCATATATTGATAACATACAAAACCCTTATGCAAAATATGAAAAAGTTATAAACAAATATGGAGACGATATAGACGGTCTTGTAAACAAGATAGACTCTATGAGCCCTCATAACGCAGGTGCAACACTTGACTACCTTAGAAAAACTAGACCAGAAGTGTATGAACAAGTAGTAAAAGGTAGTGATGAGATAACTGATATGATAGAAAGTACTACTAGACGTAGAGGTTATGAAACACAACAAAAGATAAAAGATGATAACAGATATTTTAATACTAAAGATGTAAACACACCTAAATTTAGTGCAGAAGAACTTGCTAAACAAAAATATATAAAAGAAAACAATTATAAACTTCTTAAAGATGTTTTCAATCCTAAATTTGTAGATAACGTAGGTAACATAAAAGAAAGAGAAGGGTTGCTTAGAACAGGTGTTAAAAACTTTGCACAGAAAGTTAGTACACTTTCAGAAGGTACTCTTGAAGAAGCTAGTGTTCAAATTAAAAACGCAAAATATTTAGTTGATAAAGGTGAGATAGGTGCTCACGAAGTATCTAAGATGTTAAATGATTTATTCTTTGACGGTAAAGATGTTGTCAGAAGAAATGTAACACCTAGACACGCAAATCAATTACTAGATTATGTAGATGATATGATAGTTAAACAAGCTAATGGTGTTTTAGAAGAGTTTGACTCTTTAGGTAATAAAATACCTGTTGGAGAAGGTGCTAGAAAAATATCTGCTTCACTTACTGATTATAGATATGATGAGAAGATGTCTAATCTAGCTTCACACTTTGGTGTTAAAAACAAAGCAGAACTTACCGATAGATATAAAGAGTTACAAACTAAAAAAAGAGTACAACCACTTAATACAGATGAATTTTACGAGTATAAAGAACTTGGTGAAAAGATAGCGAAGTGGGATGATGAGTATAAAAAAGTAAAATATATGTCTGATGAGTATGATGATTACGCTAAAAAGGTGTATGGTAAAAAAGACGGTACAGAAGGCTATAAAGAAGCACTTGATGAATTAGCAGATAAACAAGCTAAAATAGATGCTACAAAAGGTAAGGAAAATCAAATCAGAGAAGCTAAACATAAATCTGAAATTGGCTCTGATCCAGATTTAACTGCATCTCCTAGAGCACAAAGTTTATTCTATAAAAATGTTGATGAATATAATCACGTAAGCCAAAATAATGTTGGTGGTAATATTAAAAACCAAATAAAACCTAAAGATAAGATAGAATATAGTAAAAGTATAGGTCTTAAATACGTAAACTCTAAATATGGAGTTCAAATACCTAAAGATAAGCAAACTTTTAAAAACGTATATGCAAATAAAAATGTAAAATCTGCCGTAGATAACTTATTAACTCTTATGAATAAAGAAGTTAAACTTACTCAAGGCGGTAAGTATGGTGATGAGTATGCAAAGATAAGATTACTTGTAGAGGATAATGTTAATTATCTTGATAATCTTGGTGTTGATAGAAAAGTGTATTTTAACGAACTTAAAAACCAAAAACTTAAATTAATTCAATCTATACAACAAGATATGCAAGTAGGTAAAAATTTAAACGGAACAAACCCTTTAAATGGTATTATCAAGAACACTACAAAAGGTATTAACCCACTTGAAATGGCTCACATCAAAATAAATGGTAAAGCACTTAATAATATAGATGAACTTACACCAGACCAATTACAATGGAAGTATTTAATGACAGAAGGTGCTAAAACTATTGATGAGTTGTTTGATATACCAAACCCTAAAATGCTACAACGTGGAGATAACTTAGGTAGTGAAATAAGTAGTATGTTAGGAGGCAAGAACAACATACAAACTCTTGATGATGTGAATACAAATCTTAATAAAACTAAAAATCCATTTGATGAGTTTTTAGAGAACAAACCTAATCTTAATAATCTACCTACACCTGCTATAAATGAATTACCTAATACACCACACTTTAATAATTTTATAAGTAAACTGACAGGTAAAGTTGATGGTGGTGTTCAAGAAGTTATGGATATAGCAGATAATCATATCAAAGTTAATGAAGATTATGTTCACCTACCAGATTTATTAAAAGAGCAAAACAACTTCCCTGTTGATGGAGATTTTGATGTACTTGATTTATTAAAACCTAATGTTGACAACGATAGCCAAGTTAATATGCTTGGATATATAACAGGGCAAAAACTAGATGTTGATAAGAGTTCGCTTTATAAAAACAAAAACAAATCACAAATAAAATTACCTAAAATACCTAGTGAACTTGATAGTGGAAGTTTCAAGCAATACGCAGATAAACTTTATGAGCTTGGTATTAATCCATATCAAAAACCTCCTAAAACAAAACCTAATAATATGCCAAATGAAGTTTATGAATATTGGAATGAGTTTTCAAATAAAGTTTTATCAGATGATGTGTCTAAAAAAGGTATTAATGAATTGAAAAAAATAGATGAACACATCGCTAAAAATAGCAAAGAATTTGTAAAACCTACAAAAACTACACCAGACAAATCTCTTGAAAACTTAAATGTATATGAAGATAGTATGAAAAATTCTACAAAAACAATTCATAAAAACATTGATGAGTATAACAAACTTAACAAACACATTGATGATGTTAATATAGATGATTATATGAGGTCTACTAATAAAATGTCTAAACATAAAGATAACGAACTTTATGATATGTATAAACGTTGGTTAAACTCTTATAAAAAAGGACTTACAGTATATAACCCAGGTTGGCACGTACAAAACTTCTTCCAAAACAAAGGACAAAACTATCTTGCACTTGGAGCAGATGCTTTACTACCTCAAACAGAAGCTAGAAACGTACTTAAACAAATCAATGGTAAAGGTGGTAAAAATGGTTTTATAAAGAGTGCAAAAACTAACCAAGTATATAGTTATGATGAGATAGGAAAACTTGCACAAGAATTAGGTGTAGTTGACGGTCTTGGAGAGGATGTAAGAAGTGCTAGAGGTGTATTCCCTAGACTTGAAAATCAAATAGATAACTCATCTATTATGAAATGGTTAGGAACTAACGAACAAACTGCACGTTTAAATCACTTCATAAAACAAATCGAAAGAGGTATGTCTCCAGAGGATGCTTCTAAATCTGTAAATAAATACTTGTTTGATTATAGTAAGAAAAACAAAGTTGATGATTTTATGGGAGATTTTGTAGACCCATTCTGGACATTCCATAAAAATAACGCAAGACTTATGTATGGCTCAATGTTTGAACACCCAGGTAAGATAAACTCTATAATAAGAGGTACTAAAGGTTTAGAAAATGGTATACCAGAAGAGCAACGCCAAAATGAAGAATTTAAGTATGGAAAGATACAAAAACCTTATGCAAATCTTACTGATAGTGTAAACGGAGACCAATACAACTATTTATATAAACAAAATATGTTCCCAAATGTTGAGGACGCTATACCATTTGAAAGAGATGATATAGAAAATAAAATGAACCCTCTTGTACGTATGTTAATGCAACAATCACGTGGGGAAGGTAATTTTGGTAACAAAATAGTTGAAGAAGGTGAAAAACCAGGGTGGAATGAAATAACTAAAGAACAAAGAATAAAAGAAGTTCTTATGGATTTAAACCCATTTATGCCAAACTTAGTTAAAACATTAGGTAGCGAAAAGAATAGACAACAAAAATCAGATGAAGATAAACAAAGTCAAAAAATTACAGATAAACAAATACTTATGGATTGGATAAATTATATAACAGGTAATAAGGGGAATTGGTACAGAAATTTAGACTTATAAAGGGGTGAGAAAGTGGAGCTTAATATGCAACTTATAAATGAAATAGTAAATAGCCCTAGTGCTTATTTATCACTGTTTATATTGTTATTAGGGTATGTATTATACTCTTCTCAAACAAGAGAAAAAGAGATGAGAGAACAATTAGATAAAACCGTACCTGTTCTTGAAAAAATATTAATACGTTTAGATGTAATCGAAGATAAATTAGAAAGGTAATGATGTGTATGGATAAAATTATAAAACACAAAAACGCATATATTGATGCCTTTAAAAAAGGGGTAACAGGGGTTGAGAACAATGTTCTTTACCCTAATGTTGACTCTACTTCTCCATATTATACAGAACTTAATGAAGAACAAGAAGTTAGTTCGTTTGCATATGAAGTAGGGAAAACTTTAAAAGGTAATATTGGTGGTTCTGGTGGTGGAGATAATAGTGGTACAACTATACCAAATCATAACCACGATGATAGGTATGCAAAAATAGTTCACGACCACGATGGTAGATATTATACTAAAATTCAAATTGATGAGTGGAGAGATAGACTTATAAATGGTGATTTGTTATTCAACAAGATAAATTCAAATCATATACAAGCAGGTACTATCGTAGCAGGTAGTACAATAATAGCAAATGGTGCAATAGGTGATGCTCAAATCAACAAAGTAAGTGCAGATAAACTTGATGCAGGAGTTGTTGACACATCAAAAGTAACAATATCGGGTGCTAATGGTAATTTAAAACTTAGAGGTAATAGACTTCAAGTATTTGAAGGCATAGGGTCTAAACAATTTGAAAGAGTATCTTTGGGTGATGTGAATGATGACGGTACTGTATATGGTCTTAGAGTACGTGGTGCAGACGGTCAAACTATATTGTATGATGAGAATGGAGTATATCGTGAAGGTATAACTGACGGTTCTATAAACAATGATAAAATAGCAGGAGATGCTAATATAGACGGTGGTAAACTTAATATACACTCTGTTATAGATAATATAAATAAAGATGGTACAGGTACAATACACGGTACTAAAATAGATATAGATGGAGAGAGTGTAACATCTAAAATATTTAATATCGAACTTAACCAAGATGAACAATCTGAAACAATAGAAAGACAACAATCAGAAATAGACCAAAATAAAGAACAAATAAAACTTAAAGTAAGTAACCAAAAGTACACGGAAGATATGGCATCTATGACAAGCAAGTTAGAAAAAGCCGAGTCTGACATAGAGATTTTAAACGAAGGTATAAAACTTACTGCAAGTAAAACAGAAGTACAAAATCAAATCAACAATCTTAAAGATTTCGTATCAGGAGAATTAGGTGATATAAGTGTTGGTGGAACTAACTATTTAAACAACTCTGCACCTCGTAAAGCTACTGTTGATGAGTTAATAACTTGGGATAGAACGTTAAACGGTACTCGTAAATTAACTTATTGGCAAGATTATAATGATAGTGTGGAAAACCCAGAGATAGGTTATCACCCACACATAGACCTAGAAACATTCCATTTCCCTTGTATAGCCCTTATAAACCGTAATGCGAAGTTTAGTATGGCTAATAGAGAGCTAAGCCTTAGACAGGAAATAAACAATGAAGAAAATATTATAATACCTAATGAACAATACGTAATATCTTTTGATGCGTATTCTGATACAAACTTATTTAGTTTCCGTGGAGGACTTTATCATAAAAACGTAGAAAGTAATAATTATGGCTATCATAGTGGAAGAATGGATATAACCATAGAAGAGGAATATGTAGGTATCTGGAAAAGGTATAGTTATTCGTTTACAACTCATAAAGGAATAGACACATCAAAACCTATCTATTTTGTTATTAATGGTCATAACAACCCAGAGGGTAGTGGTTATATAAAAAATATAAAATTAGAGAAAGGGCATATCGTATCTCAATGGACTCCTTCACAAACCGACTCTAATGATAGTTTAAATGATGTTGTAAATGATATGAAAGAATATGTAAACAAATCTATATCTGAATACAATACAAGTATAGATGTTAAGTTTGATGGTATAACTCAAAGCGTATCTAAAATAGATAAAACTGTTAATGGTGTTAAAAATGATTTAAGTAACTTAGAGATAGGTGCTAGAAATTTAGTTAAAAACTCTGCATTTATTGACGGTAAAAATAATTGGATATTAGGTGCTAATGTAATTATTGATACAACTAAAACTTTTAATGGACATCCGTCTTGTAAAAGTTCACAAAAAGGACTTGCAAGTAGTGGTTACAGAGGATGTGAAAACTACAACCTACCTAATAAAAATTGTTTGTCTATGAAAAAGGGAGATATTTATACTGTAAGTTGTTGGTATTATGTTGAAGATAGAAATACTTTTAATGGAGCACTTGCCCTAGAATGTAAAGGTAAGTTAGATAATAATACTTCTAACTCAACTATAATGCGTGTTAGTGTCGATAAAACTACTATGGTTGAAGGTCAATGGACTAAGATGTTTAAAACAATTACTGTTGATAAAGATTATAGTAATGTGTGTGTCAGAGCGTGGGTAGGTAGAGATGGTATTGCTTGGTTTACTGATTTTAAACTTGAAAAAGGTAATAAATCTACTGATTGGTCTCCTGCACCAGATGATATGAAAGATTATGTAGATGAAGCTATAACTAATCAAAGTGCAAGTATAGATATTAAATTTGATAGTATAACAAATAGAGTAGAGTCTACTGAACAAACTGTTGATGGTGTCAATCAAAAATATACAGAACTTAAACAAACTGTTGATAGTTTTAATTTTACAGGTTTAGTTAAGTTTGAAGATTTATCTAAACTTGGTGGCACTATTATAAATGGTGGTAATATAGACACAACTAATCTTCGTGTAAAAGGTGAGTTGATAAGTGGTCAGATAAATGGTGTAGGTGGTATAAAATTTGCTCAAGGTGCAATTATATCTTCTTATGACTCTCATGTTGGAGGATATAAAGGCATACAAATATCTGCTCCTAGCATCAAACTTGGTGATAAAGTAGATATACATAGTGCTATAATGTATGGTGATGTTGTTGGTAAAAACAATACTAGCTCTGCTACTACAACTTGGACTATGAGTAGTACAGGTGCTTTGAGTTGTGCTAGTGCTACTTTAAGTGGAACTTTGAATGTAAGTAATGGTGCTATTTATGGTATGAACAATCTTGCTCTTGCCAGAGGTTCAATATATATACCTAGTTTTGGATCGAGTTATACATACGATTTTATAAGAGGTGGAAATTCTTCAATAGCATTTTCAGATGCTGGTGCAATACATTTTATATATAATGGAACGAAAAGTTCATTTATTGCAGGAGGGTCAGTATATTTACCTCACGCAGGAAGTGTAAATTGCGACCATTTTAGATTGGGAGCAGGAATTATGGCATCTCCTTCTAGTGGTAGTTTTCACTTTTTAACCGCTAACGGGAATACATCACCATTATATGCAGGGACATTATATTCAGCAGATGTATTAGCCTTAAACGAACCTATGGTTATATCAAACAATTCTGTTTTTGATAAGATAAATAGTATAGATGTAATTGAAACTAAAAATGGATTAAGATTATATAACCCTACACAAACTACAAAAGCCATAGACAAATCAACCGAAGTTGTAAAGACTGAATATGATGAGGATAAAAACGAAATAAATACGAGTGTAGATTATACATCTGCAATTTCTACACTATGGAAAGCAGTACAAGAATTAAAGCAAGAAAATGAAGAACTTAAAAAACTTATAAAAGGAGAGATTTAATATGAGAATAGGTATAGATATGGGTCATACATTAAGTGGAGAAGGAACGGGTTCTCAAGGTTGTGGTTACAAAGAACAAAACTTAACTAGAGAACTTGGTAAAATAGTAATAGAAATGCTTAAAAAAGAAGGTCATACTATTTACGATTGTACAGTAGACAAATCAAGTAACAATGCTCAACAACTTATAGATAGAGTTAATAAGGCTAATAAACAACCGTTAGATTTGTTCGTATCAATACACTTTAACGCTTGTGTTAATGATGTGAAGGGTGATGGTCGTACAACAGGTACAGAAGTACTTTTACACTCTATGTCAAGTAAAGCGAAACCTTACGCAGAAAGAATAGTAAAGAAAATCGCAAATGTAGGTCTTAAAAATAGAGGAGTTAAAACACATAACGCATATGTACTTAAACACACTAAAGCACCTGCGTTATTAATAGAGACTTGCTTTATAGATGATAGAGATGATATGAATGTATACTTAAAAAGCCCTAAAAAGGTTGCTAAAGCGATTGTAGAAGGTATATTAGATAAAACTATAACTGACGTTGTTGAAACGCCCAAGAATGGCTTCTATCGTGTTTTAGTGGGTAGTTATAAGGATAAAAATAACGCTATTAAAAGACAAGAAGAACTTAAATCAAAAGGTATAGAAGCATCGTTAATATACTTCCAAGAATAGAATAAAAAAAAGAGACGAGTAGTTGGGTACTCGTCTTTTTGTTCTGAACTTATATATAGTTTTAATGTTTTAATGTGTTGATATTATTTGAAAAATTACGTTGGTGTCTTGGTAGTTTATACACGTACCGAGGTGTTTGTCTACTCGTTCACGATTTACGCTATTTGAGTTACACCAACATTTTAAATACTACATTTGATAAAAATTATTTTACAAAATGACTATTAATGATAATAAACTATTAATGATAATAAAATGTTATTTTTAAAAATTATATTTGGTCTTACGACCATTGGCAAGAGTGGCAAGAATTGAACTCACATCTACGGTTTTGGAGACCGTTGTGTTACCATTACACCACACTCCTATATAAAAGAGGTAAAAACCTCTGTTGACGTGGAATATAATTTCAAAGTGCGTTGTTTCGACCCAACGCACTTAGCTGAAAGGAGGTAAATGTTTGAATTTTCTCTTTAAATCAGTTAGAAGTGAATAGATCCATTTAACATTACAGAAACAATAGTTTTACTTTAAAAAAAAATATAATCGCTAATAAGGAGGTGCAACAACATACGATTAAATGTTATTACAGTATTAATTATATACGTTCTTTTCTCCTATGTCAATATTTTCCAAGTAAAAAGTGCACAAAAAAACTCTGTTTTTTATCAAATCAACAGAGAATTATTTATTTCTTCTATAATAATGTATTAAACACATATTTAGGGAGTTTGCTACACTTATTATATCGCACGATATAGAGTGTACTTCTTCGTTTGTATAATCGTCTTTATTACGTTCTTTTAATTCCTTTACTAACAAATCAATATCATTAACTAAATCCTCATATCTCGTAAAACTAAACTTATTCATTACTTTTCTCCTTTTTATTTTTAAATCTTTGATTTGAAAATGACCCAGTGTCAACGCTCTGTGCGTGTATACGCATAGTTATACTTAAAACCTTTCTAAACAACTTCGTTGTTGTAAACTCGATAAACTCGTTTACAGGGAAGGAAGTATTGAGTTAAGTTTGTTACACGTTATTAACACGTTTCTTAACCCCCTACCCCCAAATACATTATAGCATAGGTTTTTTGTCCACATATGTTATCCACAGAGTTATCCACAGATATTAACAACTTATCCACAGGTTTTGGATAACATAAAAAAGTGCTACACACGTTGCAATTACTTGTGTGTAGCTTTGTCGAAAAAAACTTATCCACAGATTTACTAAAAAGACTTGACAAGTTTTTGTCCACATACCTTTTCTGGGTATAATTTTACCTCTATTCTAGGTAGTTCTTTATCTAAACTTACGTGCATATCACGTACTAAAACCCACCTATCTTCTTTGAACGCTACGTGTTCTAGTGCGTCCATAACTATTTTGTGCATATTGTGGCAATCCCTTCTACGTTTATCTGGGAAGTAATACGTTAATTCACATACTAACCACACACCTTCTTCTTCTAATTTGTAATTTTGTGATTTGACTGCATTATCTACAATCATCATCACCTTTTGCATATAATCTTGACCTTTTTTCGTCATAAACCTTCTACCACGTTTAAACATATAAAGGTGGTTTACACTCACCCCAAGAGGTATCACTACGTTTAATTCTTGATTTGGGTATTTAGGTTTTAATCTTATTAAGTCGTCCATACTCATTTCATCCCCCATTTATTTGTAATATCTACAGAATTTTGCTTTTAATCTTGGAAAATATATTTTTTTTAATACATTTATTACTTCACAACTTATATATTCATATGTATGTGCAAATTTACAATTTTTACAACTTCTATGTTTTTTTTTACGTTTTTTATAATCTTCTTTAGCTTCTTCTAATGTCCATTCTTTTTTCTTCATCTTTCCCCCTATATAATAACCCTTAGACGCTCTAGGAGCAATTCTAAGGGCTTTTAATTTATTATTTGATTAATTATTCAAGCAACACCTTAATGATGCTAGGAACTCCTTGTACATCTTGGTACACGAGCTATTTTATATTTTTAATACTTATTATCTTGTCTTTTGTGATTTTCTTTATTTTTGTCTTTATAGCACTTGTATAAATCTTCTATATCGTATCCACACTTATTAACTACTACTCCTAATACCAACAATATTTGGTTTAAATCTTCCCAATCTTTCTCGATAAACATATCACTTATCATACAATCTAGCATACCGATTAAATCATTCATATCATATTCATCTGTATTATAATCGCCTGGTTGCTTTTCTTCTACTAATTCAACTCTATTATCTATTGCTATACTTAGTATAAAGTGTAGTACATCACATGCTTCTTCTAGTTGATTAGTTTTATTTTTGTTTTTCTTCCAATATTTAAAACTTTCTATCTCGTTTGCTAATTCAAATAACTCTGTTTTTAAAGCTAAGAATTTCTCTATATTTAGGTTAGCGTCCGCAGGTATATCATTTTCTTTTTTTACTCTTGTGTCTAATTTTCTTTGTAAGCGTCTCATTTCGTTTAATTCTTCTTGTGTAAAAACTGTTCTCATATTATTCCTCCAATATTATAATCTACATATCGCAAATATCTTGCTCGTACTCTTTAATTATAACATTTTTTCTATTTTCTGCCAATGCTTTAAGTCCTAATTCACACGTTTGTATTATAGCACTTATACCTGCACAAGTTATACTGTCCTCGTTATGTCCGTGTACTTCTATATTCATATAACCGTCGCCTTTAGTTATGTTTATCTTAGTTATACCTTCTAATTTTCTCAACTTTATATCACTCCTTTTTCTTCCGCTTATTATACTTGATACGTGTCCTTGTGTTATTCCATATTTTTTAGCTATATCTTTTTGTTTTTCTCCATTAAAATATGCGTTTTTTATCTTTTCTACTTCGTGATTTGTTATTTTAAACTCCATTTACTTACCCCCATATTTTTGCCATTAAGGTGTTATACATAAGTGATAGAACTGTCATTACTCCTGTATGACCTGTTCCAGATGCTACTAACACATCAAGTTCTTCTAAATCTTCAACCTTTACATCTCCACAAAGTTTACCTTCGTACATATTCATAGAACAATCTATTATTATTTGTCCGTCTTTAAAATAACTCTTATCAAAGAATTTAGCTTTACCTATACCTGTTATAACTATATCTGCGTTTTGCATCTTCTCTTTTAAGTTTTTAGTTTTTGAATGACACATTGTAACAGTTGCATTTTCATCTGTAAGCATTATTTGAAGTGGTTTACCTATTAAATTACTTCTATTTACTATTACTACGTCTTTTCCTTCTAATTCTGTGATGTTAATTAACATATTTAAAACACCAAGAGCAGTGCAAGGGTACATTATTCTACCGTTTTGAGTAGCTAATCTACCTATTTGCTTAGTACCTAGACCGTCTACATCTTTCTCCACATCAATAGTATCAAGAGCTTTACGCTCGTCTAAGTGTTTTGGAAGCGGTAGTTGAACTATTATACCATTTGTATCACAATCTGTGTTGTAATACTCTATAATCATTTCTAAATCTCTTTGTGGTATATCGTTTTTTAATAACGTATGTTCAACTTCTATACCTAACTCTTTACCTAATTTAATTTTGTTTTTAACATAAGAATCTGATGCTTTATCTCCTTCAACTTGTAATATAACTAATTTAGGAGCAATGCCTTTTGTCATTGAAGCCTTAAACGCATCCTTTATTTCTTGTGCTATTTCTTTTGTATTTATTATATTCATATTTTCCCCCTAAGTTATTTATCCATTTATTTGTCTTTCTCTGTACATTACCATTGCATAATACATTTTATTTTCTGCTTCAAATTTTATATCTATAATTTCTATTTTATTATCATTTATAAAATTATTTACTTTACTTTCTAACCAAAATGTATCTCCATTTTTTAATATTTTTACTTTTACCATCCGTATTTCTGCCTTTCCTCATTAATATTTATCCAATTTTGCACATCATTACCATTGCATAATCCTTTTGATTTGAAATCACACATTTTACACTTAAAATAATCTGGTTTAGCAGGTATTGAAAACTTACCTTGCTTGATTTGTGCAAATAGTTTTTGAACTATTTTTATTTGCTCATTTATGTCTTGTATATATTCTTTTTTACCTACTTTACAAACAAACTTATTACCGTCTATTGACTCAAATACACGCTCTTTGTACTTACCACTTTTATCAACATCACCTACGTAAACCAACCTAAAGCTCTTAGGCGTTTTTCCATATTTACTTTCTACTGCTTTTAAGTATAGAGCAGGTTGTAGGTCTGTTGTTAGCTTCTTACCACTCATTACTTTACCTGTTTTCCAATCGACTATATGAAGGTCTCCATTTTCATCTTCCTCAAGTCTATCATAAGCTATTGTAACTTGTGGTATATCTTTACCTATTGAGAAGTTTATACGTTCCTCATATTGTATAGCTTTGTTAGTAAGTGTTGGTAGTAGGTTTATAAACGAGTTATTACACGTTCTAGCCCTTTCCCACACTCTTTGCATATCTTCTTCTGGATAATCTTCTTCGATGTGAGACATAATCCAATCTAATTGACTTTCCATTTCTTCTATACTCACATCACCACGTTGTATATGTTCATATAAATCGTGTAAATCACTACCTAATCTAGCAAGTACATTTTGTTTAGGTTCATTACCGTCTATAACGTGTAGTTTAAAATAGTACGGACAAGATTTATAATCTTCTATTGATGAACGTCTTATAACATCTGGTATCTTTATTTTTTGTTTGTCTGCACATTTATCGCATTTAAACTTGTTTTTTGTGGAGCAATCCTCACATATCTCGACCCCACACTTAACGCATAGGGTCTTGTTTTCCCAAGTTAGTTCTGTTTTACATATTTTGCAATAACTCATCGAATTCCCTCTCTATCTTTACATTGTATCTATGTTTATTAGCACAATCTGTACTACAATATCTGTTTTTTCTACTAGAATACACTTTATATGTCTCACCACAATACTCGCACATTCTTTCTTCGTATTTATGTTTTGTTCTATACTTTGTATAGCATTTTTTAGAGCAAAATCTTTTAACTCCTTCTTTAATCAAATATGGTTTTATTTCAAATTCATCTCCACAAGTTGGGCAGTTTATTTTTACATCTTTTACTCTTCTACTTTTTCCCCAACATTCTCTGGAGCAGAATTTCTCTACTCCTTGTTTTGGTTTAAATTCTTCTCCACAATATTTACATTTACTCATTTTCAATCTCCCATTATCTTATTAATTCTTAAAAACTACCTAATACCAAAATACCTAATATATATGACATTATACATACCATAACTGCTAGAATTGTCATTTCAACACCTATTTTATCTACAATAAATAAGCAACCAACTCCTATTGCTAGTATAATTATCATTGTTATTAATCCAACTATAAATGTTATCATATTTTCATTAACTCCAAATCATTTACTATTAAGTCATTACCACTTCTTTTACCTTTGACAAGTAATATGTTTCCTTCTTTTGCTTTATCTTTTATATCTTGGCACTCCCAAGTGTTTGCAAATATTAAACATTTTAAAGCTCCGTGTTGATTTGAACCTGTCATAAAGCACATCATCTTACCATTTTTCTGCATATGCTCACGTATTTCTGTAACCTCTACAACTTGTATAGCAACCATATCATCAGTATAATCAACTATACTTCTTACGTTATAGTTTTCAAGTGGATGTTTTGATAAGTACATTCCATATACATCACGTTCCCATTGCATTTTTATCTTCTCATCATAAGGTAAGTGTTCGCACTCTACTCCATTTTTAATATCTGTTTTCTTACGGTTTCTCATATTGTAGACCCACATAAAATGCTCTCTATTTTCATTTTCAAAATCAAATATACCTGCTTTTATCATAGCCATTACAACATTTTTCTTTATGTACTTCTTAATACCTCTATCTAACATATCTTCAAATGATGATATAGGTACAAGCTCTTTTTTTATATATTTAACTACATCTTCTCCTATACCTTTTAGATAGTTTATAGGTATTCTAATACCTTCTTTAGTACCTTCAAATTTATAACTACCTTTATTTATGTCTGGTGGTAGTATTTTTATGTTTTTCTTTTTACACTCTGCAATTAAAGATTCTACTTTAGATTGGTCTCCTATCTCAGAGTTTAGAAGTGATGCGTACCAATATACAGGATAATGACACTTTAACCACGCAGTTTTGTACGATAATACTCCATATGAAGTAGAATGTGATTTGTTGAATGAATACCCTCCACTAACGGCATCCTCTATTTCTTGCCATATTTTCTCAATGAAATCTCTATCATATCCACGAGAAACACTATCATTAATAAACTTATCACGTATATCTGTATCATTTTTTATATCCTTATTCTTTCTTATGTTATTATCTGCAAAAGCTATGTCCCACCCTGCAAATGTCTTGCAATCAAGTAAGAACTGTTCTTGATATGTCATAAGACCAACAGTATCTTTCATATACCACTCTCTGTCTTTATGTATTTCAAACTTCTTACCATTACGTCTTGCAACGTATTCATTAAAGTCTCCAACTCCAGGTCTTATTAACGCATTTATTGCAATTAAGTCCTCGAATTTCTTTGGCTTTTGCTCCATTATCATAGCACCTTGATTTGCTAATTGGAATATTCCACTCACATCACCACTGCTTATCATATCGTAAACTTCTTTATCTTCAAAATCAATCTCATCTAAATCTATGTCAACGCCTTCGTTTTCTTTTATCATATCAAGAGCATACCTAACAGTAGTTAAGTTCTCAAGACCAAGCACGTCCATTTTGTAGAAACCACACGCTTCTATTTCTTTCTTATCAAATTGAACAACAGGTATAGTTCTGTTTCCTGCGTGGTCATTTTCATACGCACAAGGAGTAAGTGATGTTAAGTTATTATATACAACAAACCCTCCTGCGTGTTTAGACTCGTGAGATATAACTCCTTCTAATCTTCTTATACAAGAAGCTATAAACTCGTTATCATCCATAAACTTTTTAAATTGATTTGACTCATTGTATGCTTGTTCAACAGTTACATCAAGTCTTTTAGGTATAGAACCACTTATTATTGCTATGTCTTTTTGACTAAAATCAAAAGCACTTAACACTTTTCTAACTACGTTTTTACAAGATAATGTACCATAAGCTCTTATACGTGCTACGTTATCCATACCGTGTAAATCTTGCAAGTGTTTAAATACGTGTTCTTGGTCTGAAAAGTCAACATCTAGGTCTGGTACTCTTCCATGTGCCAAGAAACGTTCAAATAGTAAGTTGTGTGGAACAGGGTCAACATTAGTTATATCCATACAGTAAACAACTTTACTTCCTGCACCAGAACCTCTACCGTCTCCAACTAATACACCATTCTTTCTCGCATCAACGATATAATCAGCAACATTTATAAAGTAACCAGAGTAACCTGTCTCGCTTATAACTTGAAGTTCGTTTAATATATCTTTTCTGATTTGAGCACGATTAGGATAGTCTTTAGGATATTTCTTTTCAAACCCTTCCCAAGTTTTCTCTGCTAAATAATCATCTTCACTCATACCATTTAATTTAGGGTAATGTGGTAAGAAGTTGCCTTTTATAACTTGTGCATTACATTTATTTGCTATTTCGGCAGTATTTAAAATAGCTTCCATTATATATACTTTCTCATTAGCAGAATAGCCTACAAATGTTTCTATCATCTCTTCTGTTGATTTGCACCAATAATCGTTAGTTGGGAATTTAAACCTCTTCTCATTATTCATTTTTTGACCAACTTGTAGAGCAAGTAATACTTCATGTATTTTAGCATCCTCTTTAAGTACGTAATGTATATCATTAGTTGCTATTAACTTTATATCTAACTCTTTTGCTATTTTTATTACTTCTTTATTCATAACCTGTTGGTCTAGTATATCATTTGGTTGTATCTCTAAATAAAAATCATCACCAAACGTATCTTTGTACTTTTTAGCTTCTAATTTCGCTTCTAAAGGGTTATCAAGCGTTAGTTGACCAATTACACCACCTATACACGCAGAACTTATTACAAGCCCTTCTTTTAACTCTGATAGCATTTTAAAATTAACGTGAGGTTTACGATAGAAGTTTTCTTTAAACGCTCTAGCTTGTAATCTATATAAGTTTTGAAGTCCTATTTGGTCTTTAGCAAATACTATGATGTGATAACCTTGATCTTCTTTACACGCAGTATCACCTTTACTCATATAAAACTCACATCCAAGAATAGGTTTTATACCTTCTTCTTTACATATCTTTTCAAACTCATAATGTCCACCCATACTTCCGTGGTCTGTAATCGCTATGAACTCTTGTCCAAGTTCTTTAGCACGTTTTACTAACTCTTTTACTTTACTCATACCGTCAAGTGTTGAGTATTCTGTGTGGACGTGTAAATGTCCAAATCCTTTAACCATTATATTTCTTCCTCCTTATATTCACATTGATTGCACGTTACTTCTTGTTTATAACATCCATATCCGCACATATCAAAATAATCACACTCGGCACAACATTCTCCACATTCATTTTCCCATAACTTGATTGGAAATCTTTTATATATCTTCTTATACATATTGTTACTTCATTAAATTTATTATCGTTATACATATTATTCCTACACAAACAACGATTGCTTCACATATGTTCATAATATCACCCCTAATAAAAAGAAGTAGATTACTCTACTTCTTCTGCTTCTTGATTGTTTTGTATATTTATATTTGTTGCGAAATTTCCGTTACCGTCTGTTATTATTGATGGGAAACCACCCCATATTATGTCTAGTAAGGCTTGTTCAAGATTTATGGCTTCTTGTCCTGTTGCTATTTTTCTTGACCCTCCGTCAACTTCTTTAACCCATAGTTCTGTTGTGTTATCTTCTTTTTTTATTCTGTTGAAACCACATATTAGTAAGTTACGTTCTTTTGATAAAAACCATATTGTATTCATAAAATTCCTCCAAGTATGTTTTGTTGATTATATTATACTATTATTTGGTATTTTTTTCAAGTCTTTGTATCTCTCTACCTATATACCAATGAGCTTTTTTCAAATCTTCTAACTCATTATTCTTGTAAGGTGCTCTTGCTATGTATTTTATTGCATTACCTAATGAAAAACCTAAATTCCAAGACTCTATAAAATCTATAACTTCTATCCCACCTATATTATAGTGATTTGGATGATTAACTGTTTCTTTGCTTGTTAAAAACGCAGGTTCTATGTTTATTGATAACGCAGGGTAGTAGTTACCACACGTGTCTGTGCTTTCTGTTTTCATATCAACAAACTCGCTATCACGGTTTGTGCAATAATTATTTTTGTACCAATCGCACGTATTACATATAAAACAACTCATTATAATATCTTCTCCCTCTGTTCATATAATCGTTTTAATTCTTGTATTTCGCAACTTCCTGGGTCTACACCGTCTGGCATTTTTATAACCCATTGATTTGTTTTATAACGCATCATATCTATTGCTTTTTTCGTTGCATTAAGACCTGCTTCATCTCCGTCATAACTCCATATAACGTCTTTTCCACTTCTTAATAATATTCTGTATTGCTCTTCTGTTAAATGTGCTCCAAATGTACATACTGCATTTTCATAACCTGCCTCAAACCAACGCCACACATCAAACATACCTTCACACACTATTATCTCTCCATAACCCTTACAAGAGTCTATATTGTATAATATCTGTCCTGTTTCCATTGTGTGTGGTGCGTGAAACCACTTAGGGTTATCTTTTGCACGTATTTTACGAAGTGAAACACCAACTCTTACATCATCTATAGTTATAGGTATGACAAGTCTTTCGTAGAGTGTGAATATCCCTCCACTTTTCTTCTCAACCTCGATTTCTTTTGCATATCTCAAATCAAAATGTCTTAAAGTTTCTTCATTAAAGTTTCTGAAACTCTTAACAGAACTCATTTCGGCTTTAGGTGTGTATTCCTCTATAACCTTCTTTGTTCTTCTCTTTGATTTGATGTACTTCATAAATCTTTCAACTTCTTTTAAATAGTCATTTTTGCGTTCTGCTATGATGAGGTTATCTATGTCTATTTCAAGTATTTGAGCCACTATTTTTACTGCTTGTGGAAAAGGCACATCTTCCACTTTTTCTACAAATGTAAAAACATCACCAACTCCACATTCAGAATTGGTATGACAAGCCCAAAGAAATTCCTCATTAACAACGAACGCAGTAGGATTATCTCCTTTATGTATAGGACAAGCAGAACGTATAAATTCTCCATAATACTGAAAATCAACTCCATAGTGATTAAGTATACGCTCTACATTCATATTTTCTTTTATAACACCTACTGCATCCATATTAACCCCTCCTATTTTAATTCATTTTCTAATTCTTCCATCGCTAGTAACAAAGCATCTTCAAGTGTCTTACAATTATCTAACTTCTTTCTAAATTCATCTACTTTCTTTTTATCTCCTTCTGATAAATGTTCATATAATTCATCTTTTGTCTTTTCAAATAAGTCATCTATTCTTTCATCTCTTTCCATTTCTTCATCTATCTTTCTTCTTACTGCTTTACCTACTATTTTTGATATCTCCACAGATAATCTTCCTATCTCTTCTCTTTCCTCTTTAGTTAAATCTTTATTTATCTGTTCTTGTATAGCCATTCCAAAGTTTAAATCTATTTCGTTTCCTTTTATTTCCATTTCCATTTTTATCTTTACTATATCATTCATCATTTTTATTTTCTCCTTTTCATTTTTGTTTTATACTTCTCTTATTGTAACAATTTGGTTATCAAACTGCAAGTTTATTGGAGCAACATCACTTTCTCCATTACGTTGATATGCTATTTTGATTTGTCTATTACCAAGTAATACACTATCTCTTGCAATCTGTTCGTCTGTCTTAGCATATAAGAACATTAATTTAGTAGCAAGTTGTAATATTCTATCTGAACCTGCTACGTTACTAGCACCCTTCTCAATACCTTTCTCATCATTTCTATTCTCTTGAACTGCCGAGTAAACAGGTATTTTTAAAAGTCCTGCAATATCTTTTAGTGTTGATGTGAAAAAACCTAATGCTTGGTACTCTTTTATTTGTTGTAGAGAACCACCTTGACTTGCTGGTACTTTTATATAATCAAAAAATAACGCTTGTATGTTATATTTAGATTTATATTGTTTAGCAAGAGCAACAACTTTTTCTGCACTAAAGTTAGGCATATATACGTGATAGTATGGTGCGTCCTTGATTTGTTTAACTGCGTCCTTAATTTTCGCTATTTTTTCTTGGCTCGTCCCATATTCCGTATCAACTGCAAATAGTCCTGTTACTATCTCGTGAACAGGTATGCCTGTTATCATTGAAGTAATTCTATCTTCTTGTTCTTCACTTGTCATTTCTGTATCTATATAAAGTACAGGTAAATCATCTCTTATTGCAAAATTCTTTGCCCAAGTTGAAAGAACTACTGATTTACCCATTTTTGCTCTAGCACAAACTATAATCAAATCTCCTGCTTGACCACCATTTGTAACTCTATCAAAAACAGTCCAACCTACTTGAAGTCCTGCAACAAGTGTAGGTCTTTTTGCACGTTCTTCCAATCTTTTTTCCAAATCAGTACCCATTTTATATACTGATGTTTCGTTTATAGCACTGTTTGCTATTTCAGTTATCTTACTCTCTATCTTTCCAACTAACTCACCAGGATTTAGTTTTTCACTTTCATCAGATAACATAAAGTTTTTCGCATTTTCACATACGTCATATAACTCTTTTCTTGCGTATGTTTGTTTTATTTTATCGCAGAATATTTTTAAGTTACTTCTATCTATACTCATCATAGATATATCTTCCAAGTAACCTAACCCACCAAAATTCTCAATATCTTCCTTCGCTTTCTTATCTGTTATAACTTCCATTATAGCGAGAGCCGAAGGTTTCATCCCCTTAGAATACAAATACATCATAGCCGTAAATATATGTCTGTGAGCAGGTATAGTGAAGTGTTGAGAGAACACCTCGTTATTCTCTACCTCCACTAATAAATCTGCATCATTTAAACAAAGGCTAAGCAATGAACGTTCACTTGTAGGGTTGTTGATTATGTGTACCATTTAATCACCCCTTAACTTTTAGTCAAATATACTTGTGTCTACTTTTACCTCTCTAGGTTTCATTTTATCTCTGTTACTTACTTGTGATAATCCATAATCAGAGAATTTATTTTTATCTATCGCTTGTGTTGTTTGTATCTTTTTGTTTTTAGCCTTTAATAAAGCTAATACTTTATTTATTTCATATACTATAAAACCAAACGAATATATACCTTTTTCTGGTGGATTAGCCACACAGTATTCTATTGTGTCTTTTATCTCATCATAAGTGTAACCTACATTTAACAAGTTTTTAGCATTTTTAATTGCAATCATTATATCTTTATTCGTGAATTTTAGTCCAGTTTTATCATAAAATAAAAGGACAAGCTCTTTTGCACTTGTCCCTATTTTTTTACTATCTTGGCTCATCTATTATAAACCTATCTCTTCATCTTCTTCTGATGATTTGTTAGAGAATACTTCTTCTGGACTCTTACCACTCATTAATCCTAAAACTTGTTCTTGTGTAGGTTTTTTAAATATTTCATCAAACGCTTTTAAATCTTTACATAATTCTTTTTGTTCATCAGTTAATTCTGACGGTGTACAAGGTAATAATGTATAAGTTACGTCTGTACTTCCTGCATTTTGAGTTTTTACTTTTATATTATAACTTCTTATATCTCCTATCTCTTCGTGTAGAGCATGTAATTGAGTAAAGAATGTTTTTCCTTGTTCTAATATTTCAACATTACCTGTTTTTAAGTTTAATACGTGCATAGCAAATCTTCTGTTACTTGAATATTGAGGTTTTATTCCTGCTTGTTTTGATGCTTTTATTGCATTACATATTGGACATTCTGCTCCTAAACAAGATACATTTCTTTTTGCTTGTGCTATCCAATGTGCCCATCTTACAAATGGTTCTCCATCTAAAAATCTTAATTCTGTTAATCCATTTGTTAATTTAGTAAATTCAGTCTTTCCTGTGTTTGATTGAGGGTCTCTTAATACTTCATCCCACCCTCCGAACATTTGTAAATTCATAGCATTGTTTAATTCTTTCATCACGTTTTCTCCTTTAATAGTAAATTTATAAAATTATTTATATCAAGCCCCGACACTTCTCTGTTTCTAACAGTATTGAACACGTTGGACTTAATTAACTCATTGTTTGGATTGGCTAAATAGGTAATTATATCCAATCCTTCTCCTTCATTATACTTCATTTTTAAAAACTCTTCAACACTTTTAAAATGTATTGGCACTGCTTTACTTTTAGTTCTATGGAATAAATCTAGTTTGTGATTTGTACCTATAAACCCTTTAGAGCAAGTCATAGACGCATCAAGCACCCTTAAAAAATGTTCTGAATTATGAAGTATATACAAAGCACCATATACTCTGTTATATCTGTTTGTCTTTTTTAATTCATTTTCTTTTAGTGCATAATATTTACCTTTAATATCATACATTATCGCACCTTCTATGTACCCAAAGCATATAAATTCGAGTGGTAGTTTGAGCTTCTTTTGGTAATCCTCATCAAGAAGCTCGTTATATAAAAAGACTACTCTTCGCACTCTATAACTTCATCATCTTCGTGTTTATCATACTTAGATTGAATACGCTCTAAACTATCTAAACCTTGTTTTATATCACGAAGTTCTTGTTTTTTATTTTTTAATTCAGTTTCCATTTCCTCTATTTGGTCTGCTAATTTTTCAAACATATCTGTTAATGATTTTATTTGACTTTTAAACATTTGCAACACTCTCCTTTGACATATTCTTATCTATTTCTTTTATTAAATCCTCTATTAACTCTTCTATTTTACATATTGTTCTTGCTAACTCTATTTCTGAATTAGTATCTTCAATCATTCCTTTGAATATTTCAGTACAAACACTTTCTACATTCATTACTTCCTTCTCTGTGTTAAATTTTAATTCAATCTTTAATAAATTTGCTTCTTTTATCATTTTACTCATTCTCCTTTAATCTTGATTTGATTTCTACTAATTCAAGCAGTTTTTCGTGTGGTAATCTAACCAATATTCCTGCTTGTTTTAACCAACTATTTACTGTGTGATAGTGTATATTTAGTTTTTCTGCTATCTCACGTATTGATTTGCCTTCTTCAATGTATAAGGTGTGTAGGAGCTTCTCTATTGAAACTCCTTTGATAGCTTCTATATACTTCATAGAAACTGTTTTATTACTTATTTCTTTCAACTACTCACCCCATTTTTGTGTCATTACGATTTCATTACTAAAATCTAGTATAGTTTCATTATATACTATTTCACCATTTATGTGGTTAAGTAACTTCCATATAGCGTGTGATGTTATCGCTAATGCACTTGGTAAAACTGTTTGAGAAACTCCACAAGCACTTACTTCTGCCTCATCATCACTATAAAATGTTTGTTCATACATCTTAGTTTGTTCTCTATCTTTTGGATCGACTACATATATCCTACCTCCACGTAAATCCATACGTGTTTCTATTAACAAATCAATAGAAGGGTTATTCTTTATAGCTCTATTATATATATCTTTTCTTGATTTCATAGTGTCTGTAAGCATAAACACTATACCTTGAAGTGGAACAGAACCGTCTACCTTCTCATTTCTTGCATTTACAGTAAAACCTGTGAATAACTTTATTATATTACGTATTGATAGAGCTTTATTTCTATCTATATCTCTAACTCCAAACATCTGATTTGGTAAGTTGTGCATACCAACTTCATCAAAATCGTATATATGTAAGTTACTTAATCCCATTTTTGCAAGTGAAAAAGCGACCCAACTACCTGTCGCTCCTGCACCTATTATATTTATTTTAGTATTAAACTCCTCTGGGTTTAATATGTTTACTTGTCTTGAATAATCATTTTGTATCATCGTAACTCCTCCTTATTTTTATTTAATAAAACGTATCTTAAAATACATTAATATCATAAATAAATTTATCAATAATTGACTTTTGTGTACAGTATTACTCTTAAATAAAAACAAAGTAAATAAGATATATAATATCGCAAATATATCTATTGGTTCTATTTTATTATTTTTTACTATTTTCATAACTTCCTCCTAATTTCTATTTAAAATACTTATTAATTCTTCTTTTTGTTTTAAACTTAAATT